TGGGAAATGGTTGGTAAGTTGGGGCCAATTTGGAATGATGACCTGATGATGTATACCGGCAGTGATGCGTCCGATCTTGATAATTACATGTGGTACATCGGTGAACAGCTTACAAAACCATTACAGGAATATCTTGCCTTAAAAGGGGAAAACACTGTGCCGCTGGAAAAATGGAAACAGGTATTGACGCTACTGGCCTCTGTGCGCTTCGAGGGTGGTCGTTTGGAGTTTGATCGCAAACTATGAAACCAGAAAGTGCTATGCACCCAGGGTTTACCTTTACGGTTAATGACCAACAGTGTTTCATTGGTTTGTTTAGTATTTTTAACCCTGATCATCCTGATGTTGCTTACGCTGCATTATTGCAGTTTAAAAATGGTGTATGGGTTGAGGTTGATCGCCATGACACTTATTGGAAAGACATTAAAGGTGATATTACCCCCGGTAACATGGCGGAGCTGGCTATCACTAAATTCAATAAAACGCTCGAAACTATTGGGGGTGGCATAGCAATGACGTGGAATCAGAAACTTGCCGCCATCTTTCAGCTTCAGTTGGCTGTTGAAAATAATCAATTGGTTATTAAAAAATGAGTCGTTTAAAAAATAGAATTATCAATGATATTATTATTGTTGAAGGAGGATATGTTGATGATCCTTCTGATTCAGGTGGTGAAACTAATTTTGGTATTACTATTGATGTAGCTCGTAAATTTGGTTTTCTGGGTCAAATGAAAAATTTACCTAGAGAAACTGCTTTTGATATTTATAGTAAAATGTACTGGGATTCAGTACGTGCTGATGATCTGAGTCACATATCAGAACAAATCACAGAAGAAGTTGTAGATACTGCCGTTAATATGGGTGTATCTCGTGCAAGTAAATTTTTACAGCGTTCTTTGAATGTGTTAAATAATAATGGAAAATTATATTCTGAAATGGTTGTTGATGGGTCTATTGGACCTATGACAATATTACGATTAAATGAATATGCAGCACGACGAGATGTAAGTACATTAGTTAAAATGTTAAATTGTTTGCAAGGCGCATTTTATATTGATCTTGCTGAACGTCGTGAAAAAGATGAGCGTTTCATTTATGGTTGGTTTAAGAATAGAGTTAAAATTTAAATTAATAAGTAACTTAGGGTATTTTTACTATGAGCTGGCATCTGGATAAGAATGTAACAATTGGAGTTATTACAGCTTTGCTATTAAATTCAGGATCATTAATTTGGGGAGCTGCTCAATTATCAACTAAGATTGAAAATCTTGGTAGTATTCCTAGTCGAATGACTGAAGCTGAAGAAAGAATTCTTATACTTGAAACAGAAACTCGTTTAATGCGAGGTTCTTTTGGTGAGTTCAAACAAACAATGAATTCATTTAATAATACGATTACTCGTATTGATAAAGAACAAGCAAAACGTGAAACTTTAGTTTATGGTAAAAAGAGAAAATAATTATGAATTTCAAAAAATTATTTGAAACATTAAAAGGACCGCTACTTACAGCGGCTTCTACACTAATCCCAGGTGGGCCACTTATACTGGGAGCTGTTAATGCAATGTTACCTGAAGACCGAAAATTGCCTGTTACCGCTACAGGGCATGATATGCGTAATGCAGTGGCAGCGTTATCTTCAGAGCAACGTAGTTCTCTTATGGAAAAAGAACTTGATGTTGAGATCGCTGAAATTACCTCATGGGCAGATATCCAACAAGCTCATGCTGTAGCTGATGCTGCTGGCTCAAGTACTCGTCCCTTCATTGCCTTAATGATGGCCTGGTGTATTGTCACAGTAGTAGCAATATTTATTGTGGTATGGGCTGATGCTGTTATTGGAGGTAAAGCAGAGCTATTAAAAACACTTAATGATTCATGGCCCATGATCTTAGCTGTTGTTGGTACACCTACTGCTCTCTTACGAGCATATTTTGGTATGCGTACCTCAGAAAAGAAAGCTCGTTATAGTGCTGCAGCTGGACAACCAGTAGGTGCATTAGCATCACTTATTGGAATGATTAAAAAATAAGGATATATATGAAATACTTTATATTAATGCTTTGTTTATTTATTGGTGGGGGTTCTTCCAATGTTCTTGCAGAACATCCTCATGTAGTAAAAGATAATACACTTAATATCAATATATCATTAACGGATGCAACAAATACATCCTCTAATATAGCTTCTACATCAGTTGTACAAAAAATTACTATCCGTGAAACAAAAGGTATTGCTGCTGCTGTTGCAACTACACATGCTACCCAATTTGATTATGGTTATCGAGGATGGCAATTAGGATTTGGTTTAGGGCAAGCTGGAGATAATACCGGTTTTGCTACAGCTGTAGGATTTAGAACAACAGATAAAATGTTATTTACTGGTTCAATTAGTAAAGAAGATGGGTTTAATAATGATGATTATATTAAAGGAGCAGGTGTAAGCCTACGATTCTAATGACTAAACCTACAAGTAATAAGTGGTTTACTATTATAAATAAGATTGTTGATTATTTTACACAACTAAAACCACGTACTCTTATTATTTTTTGGTTATTATTTTTAGCTTCTATTGGCGTTAATGTTGGGGGTATTATAGGACTTGTTAATCCCTTATTGTTGTCTACTACTAAAAAGGTTGAAACAGTTCCAACTGTAATAATTACAGCACCTGCATTTGCTGATAAAAGTCACATACATCCTGAGTACAGTCATAGGCATATTGACTATACGGATCAAATTACAAATGCGGTAAAAGGTGAAAGTATTAAACGTAGTGAAGAAAGTAGTATTCATATTGAAGAATTTCACGGACACCGTTAGGAGATTGTTATGGCTACACAAAAGAAACGAAAACTGAAAGCAAGTGCTTTAGGTACTGGTTTAGCTAATGCTGCAGCACGAGCACTTGGTACATCTAAATCTCGTATGGATGCTGCAATAAATCGAGCTTTAAATGGTACTTCTACTTCAAAAAATAAAAGTAAATAGTTGATCCGACGAATAACATCTAAAGGGTCGGTTATAATAAAGGTTTTGAATTAAATATGATTAAGTTTAGTAACTGGGGAGTATGATATGGCTAGTTTTCCGTGGGAAGCATTCACCGACAGGGGTAACGTAGCGGGCACGACGCTAAATAGTTTAGCGGACGCTACGCTGTCAGGGGTTATGACTGAGATTGATAACGCGGCTAATCTCGACACGCACGCAGTAGTGGAGGTGAACCTCGGCTCGTTAAATCCAACGGGGGTTCCTCGCCTTGAGCTGTATATGGTCAAAGCACCAGATGGGACTAATTACGAGCAGGCCCCCATTATCGGTGGGGCTAACCGTAATACCTTGATAGCCACTATCCCTGTACCAACCGGGTCGGCGACTAAGCGGGTAATGTCTAGCTTAATTGTTCTCCCCCCCTTCAAAGTTAAGTTGTATATTGGTAATCAATTGAATGTAGGTATGGCCTCGAGTGGTAACACAGTGGACGTTTATACCGGCAGACTTGCGAGCGTCTAGTGGGACTCCCTTTATTTGATAAATTATTCGGCGCACCGGAGCTACTACGCCCTGGCGTATCGCCGTATAGTGATTTTGAGGTTAATTGGGATAGCCCTTATACTGAAGGATTACAAAACTATTTCGTACACAACGGCTCCTTAAAGGATAGCGCACTAGGTACACAAGACTTAGTTTTAATAGCCGGTGCACACTTTAACGTAGGTCCGGATGGGGAGCAGCTTACCTGTAATGGGTCAGGAGATGCTCTTAGAACGACTAATTCCTATACTGATCTAAATGGCGAATCCGCCATCACTATTATTTCGTTCCACAATCTCGATACTCTTGGTGTTGGTACATCAGATGATGGTAGTTTATTTGCTAGAGATAGCAATGGAGAAGATGGTAGCATTCTATTCTGGTATAACTATAACGCGGATGCAACTGATCGAACATATTCTTTTAATGTTGGGGATTCTTTTGTCGCCGCTAACCGGATAGATGGTACAGATGATATCGCTGTGGCGGGTAGGATACAACCTGTTGCTGGTGTGATGAATGGTGGTGCGAGAAAGCTTTATGTTGATGGAGTTTTAAATGCATCAAGTACGGGAGGTACACAAACTACTGTAGGCACGTCAAGCACTTACCCTCAAGCCCATATTGGATATTGGCCCTTTAGCGGTAATTTCGATTTAGATGGCAGCATATCCGCAACGATAACTTTCAAAGGTGAGTTATCCGCCGATTTCATAAAGGCTATCTGTGACGACCCTCGCGGGACGCTACTTAAGCCACGAGAGTACGATGGGCCAGTACTTGTATCAGCGGTTACTGGTAATGTAGTTGTACTCCCACCAGTAGGTATTTTAGGCTTAACAGGGTATGCCCCTACTATATTAATATCAGATAATAAAACGGTTATTGTACCTGTAGGTGCATCAAGTTTAGTTGGAGTAACACCAACAATACTTACACCAAATCCACAAGTAATTGATGTTCCTGTTGGTACTTTTAGTTTAAATGGGTTAGTACCAGACTTACTTGTTTCTAATCATCAATCTGTAACTATTCCTGTTGCATCAATTACTTTGCTTGGGCAAGTACCTACTATAGTTTCCTCTGATCATAAAGCTATTGATGTACCAGTAGGTGTATCTACCTTATCTGGACAAATTCCTACTATAACGGAATCAGATCATAAAGTTGCGGATATACCTGTTGGGTCTACTGACCTTATTGGACAAGCCCCTACTGTACTAGCATCTGATCATAAAACTGTTGATATACCTGTTGGTAATTTATCAATAACAGGTTATGTACCAACAATAACAACAGATAATAGTAAAATAGTTCAAGTCCCTAGTGCTGCTATTGACTTAACAGGTTTTGCTCCTATTGTTAGTGTAACGGAGCATCAATTTATTGATGTACCAACAGGTGTTACAACAATAACGGGAGAAGCACCAAGTATACTTGTCTCTAATCCTCAAGTAGTAGATGTGCCAGTTGCTATTTTAAATTTGACTGGATACAATCCAGATATTGGTACTCCTATTACTATAGCTGTACCAGTAGGAGTTTTATCTCTTAATGGAGAAGTTCCAACAGTAAATTTAACTGGAAATATGATAATTGATATTCCAGTTACTTCTCTTACATTAAGTGGTAATGTTCCAAATATAATTGCAGGAGAAAATCAAGTAGTAGATATTCCTGTTGGTAGTTTAACTATTACTGGTTACGCACCAAATATTATATTTTTAAAGATAATTACACCTGATGGTCGTATTATAATGATTGAAGCTGAATCACGTATATCAAATGTTGAATTTGACTATCGTGTTTCCACTATTGAAAGTGAGAATAGAATAGATGCAATCGAATAATAAAAAAGAATTACAAGAAAGAAAAGAGTTTATGACGCATGATATTGCACCAACTCTTATGCCAACATTACGTGGCTTATTTCAAGTTCGAGTACTTGGGTTATATCGTAGTCATGCTGAGTTACAAATAAATTTAGTAAATAGTAGTAGAGAAATTTTACAAAGTTTTGGTAAACAAATTGTTCCAAAAGGAGGAGCAATTGTTATTGACAATTTTTCATCTGTTTTGGACTTACCTGGTACAACTACCCCAACAGAAGCATTTTTTCAAGCCTGGATCATAGGCATGAATACTGAAAATACAGAAGCAGAGATTTCACTCCGCCTTGTAGATGAAGACAGAAAGGAGTTAATCAACTTTGGTTCAACAGTACGAGGGATTGGTGGAACAATTGTATTAGAAGGTATGGACATTGCTGTGAATATTATTAAACGAGGATAAATGTATGAGTCAAGTACAAGAAAACGCAAAGCGTCGTATTGAAGCGATTAAATATACAGAAAATCGAATTAACGCAAAACTAAAAGCTGGTGTTTCTCCTGAAAAAGAAGCAGCTATGAAAACACGATTAGCTGAATTTGCTATTAGTAAAATAGCATTAGCTCTTGAGTTAAAATCTGGTACTGCTGTTAATATTAAAGATACAAAACAAATGGCTCTTATAGCAGCCTTGGTTGATGGGAATGATGTACCGTCACCAAGTTCAGGTGTAGTTGCTAGTATTCCTGCTGGTTCACCTAATTTAGAGGGGCAAGTATAATGGCTGCTGCTAATGCATGGGACTTTTACAATGAGTTCACTGAATATTCTATGGATGGTACGATGGATTTGGATGCTGATACATTCAATCTTGGTTTATATCTATCCACTTCTAATGCTGCGACTTTAACTATCTCTGGTCGTGCTGCGTTAACTAACCAAGTTGCTACTAACTTTGGGTATACACAACCTGGTAGTGCTTTAGATTCTGTTACTTGGAATCGTTCGGGTGGAACAACTACTTTCGATAGTGCTAATGAAGTATTTACCGCTTCTGGTGGTTCTATTGTTGCACGATTTGCAGTTATTGATGATGATACAGTTACTACTCCTGTAGCAGATCCATTATGTTGTTATTCATTAATGGATAGTCTTCCTGATGATATTACTGCAACTGATGGCAATACTTTAACTATTCAGATGAGTGGTTCTGGTATTTGGACGCTATCAACCTAATAGTTACTTGTACTAATAAAAAATATTGGGGTACTTAGGATATACCTTAAGTATCCTAATATAATTATTAAAGGAAGTTAGTATATGAGTGAGCAGTACAAAAAAACAGTTAATGAAAAATTGGATTATAAGTTCGACTTCAAGCCATTTACTAATGGACGAGAAGGAGCTAAAACTGATTTTCTTGTTTCAGGAGAAACAATTACTTCCTACATTTTAACTGTAGATACAGGAATTACTAAAGATAGTGATATACTTGAGGATACAGATACATCTATTCTTATGTGGTTTTCTGGGGGTACAATTAATTCTACATATAAAATAACTTGTCTTGTAACAACAAGTGATAGTAGAGAATTAGAACGTGTTATGTTTATTACAATTGTTTTACCAAAAAAACGATAAAACAATTATAAATTAATAATTAGGTAAATATAATGGCTGCTGAATATGAATTAGAAACATCTACAGTTGAAGTAGATGATGAAGCTAATAAAGAAATTAGTTTCACTAATTGGAGCAATGAACCAACTATTCGAAATCTTAAACAAGATTTAGAAGACTCTCGTTCGGCTCATACTTCACATGTTACCCAAGTAAATACTTGGTTAGATAATCTTAATATTACTGGTAAAGCAAAACCAAAAAAACGTGAAGGTCGTTCTAGTATTCAACCAAAATTAATTCGTAAACAAGCAGAATGGCGATATGCATCTCTTAGTGAACCTTTTCTTAGTACTGATGATATTTTTAATACAGCACCTGTTACTTATGAAGATAAAAAAGCAGCTATTCAAAATGGGCTTGTTTTAAATAATCAATTTAATACTAAAATTCAAAAAGTAAAATTTATTGATGACTATGTACGTACCGCAGTTGATGAGGGTACTGTTGTTGTACGTATTGGTTGGAACTACGAAGAAGATGTTGTTGTTACAGAAGTACCAGATTTTGCGTTACAACCTTCTCAGAATCCTCAAGTACAAGTTGAGTTTCAGCAAATACATGCAGCAATGCAACAAGACCCAGCAATATTTGATCAACTAGATCCTGAACAACAAGATGTACATCGTAAATCTATGGAAGCTGGAGTTGCTCTTGAAAATATTCAAGTAGGCTCCCATGAAGAAGAAGAAATTAGTGTAATTAAAAATCATCCTACATTAGAAGTATGTGACTACAATAATTTAGTTATTGATCCTACTTGTCAGGGTGACTTAGAAAAAGCTAAATTTATTATCTATAGTTTTGAATCATCATTAGCTGAACTACAACAAGATGGTAAATATAAAAATCTTAATAATATTAATATTGGTTCATCTTCTATTTTAGCTGAAGCAGATCATGAAAGTCAGGATGACTCTTCTTTCCAATTTTCAGATAAACCTCGTAAGAAATTTGTAGTACATGAGTATTGGGGTTTTTGGGATATTGATAATAGTGGGGTTATAAAACCTATTGTTGCTTCTTGGGCTGGTAATACTCTTATTCGTTTAGAAGAAAATCCTTATCCAGATCAAAAATTACCTTTTATTAGTGTGCAGTATTTACCTGTTCGTAAATCTATTTATGGTGAGCCTGATGGTGAACTTTTGGAAGATAACCAAAAAGTAATTGGTGCTGTTACCCGAGGTATGATTGATATCATGGGTCGTAGTGCAAATGGCCAGGTTGGTATTCGTAAAGATGCTCTGGATATAACTAATAAACGAAAATTTGATCGTGGTTTGGATTATGAATTTAATTCTATTGTAAATCCTAAAGATGCATTCTATATGCATACTTTTCCTGAGATTCCTCGAAGTGCTGAATACATGCTTAATCAGCAAAATGCTGAAGCTGAGTCAATCTCAGGTGTTAAGTCTTTCTCACAGGGTATTTCAGGACAAGCTTTAGGCGCTACTGCTACTGGTATTCGAAGTGCACTTGATGCAACAAGTAAACGTGAGCTAGGTATTTTACGTCGCTTGGCTCAAGGTATTAAAGATATTGGTCGTAAATTCATTAGTATGAATTCTGAATTTTTAGAAGATACAGAAGTTGTTCGTATTACAAATGAAGAATTTGTTGAAGTTCGTCGTGATGATTTAGCAGGTAATATTGATATCACTTTATCAATCAGTACTGCTGAGTCTGATAATGAAAAAGCACAAGAACTTGCTTTTATGTTGCAGACGATGGGACAGAATCAAGATCCAGGTATTACTAAACTGTTACAAGTTGAAATTGCTCGTTTACGTAAAATGCCAGTGCTTGCTAAAACATTGGAAGAGTATGAGCCTCAACCTGATCCTTTGGCAGTTAAGAAGGCACAGTTAGAAGTTGCATTATTAGAAGCACAGGTATTTAATGAAACTGCTAAGGGTAAGGAAAATGAAGTTGATGTTGGTCTTAAGACAGCAAAAACAGTTACTGAAAAAGCTAAAGCACGTAACTTGGAGAGTAAGTCTGATACTGAAGACCAAAGTTTCCTTGATAAAGAAGGGGGTGGTGATCGTGCTCATGAGCTGGATAAACTTGACCATGATCGTGCTACCCAACTAGATCTGAAAGTTGCTGATGGTTTATTGGCAGCTGATGATGATGCAACTAAACAGGATAGTCCTGTTTCGACATCTAAATTATAGGTAAACACCTATACTCAACTCTATAAAGAGGACACGAGAAAATGAGTACACAAACAGAAGAACTTGAACTTAGTATGGATCAAGCCAAACGTAGTATTGCTGCAATGAATGAACTACAGCGTTTGACTAAAAATAAAGATTTTGAAGAAGTAATTTTAAAAGGTTACTTTGAAAAAGAAGCTAGTCGTCTTGTTTTGTTACGAGCAGAACCAGCTATGGCAGATGTTGAGTCTCGTGAGATTATTGATAATCAGATTACAGCTATTGGTTTTTTACGTCAGCATTTTACAACTATTATGCAATTTGGTCGTATGGCTGAAAAAGCATTAAAAAATGACGAAGAAACTCAAGCTGAATTGCTTGCTGAAGAATTAGAGGAGGCTTAAATCATGACTACCTCTACAGCAGAAGATCTGAGTCAAAATGAAGAAGATGAGCAAAATACTGAAGAAGTAAGCCCATTGAATTTATCTGATGATGATTTTAATAATTTAAACTTCGAAGATTTAGATGATTCTGCTGAAGAGGATTCTGATGACGATGTAACTAATACTACTGAAACTAATGATGAGGATAAAGACAATGATGGGATTCAACACAGATCAGACGAAGACGGAACAGACGACGGAGCAGGAGAATCAGGACACCACAAGTGAATCCGACTCCGATGACAGCAAGACAGAAAGCAAATCAGTTTCTGAAGCAGAATCGCTAAACTTTGAAGATGAGTATAAAAAATTATTAGCTCCTTTTCGGGCTAACAATAAGGATATGCATGTAGAAAGTGTTGAAGATGCACGAACACTAATGCAGATGGGAGCCAATTATAATAAAAAGATGGCTGGGCTAAAACCCAACCTCAAACTTATTAAAATGCTCCAAAACAATGATTTGCTCGATGAGGGCAAACTAAATTTCCTGATTGACCTGGATAAAAAAGATCCAGAAGCAATTAAGAAATTTTTACAAGATAGTGGGGTAAACCCATTAGAGATTGACTTAGAATCTGATAATGAGTATAAGTCCAATACTTACACTGTAAATGATAAAGAAGTGGAACTTGATGGAATACTTGAAGATATTAAAGACACAGAATCTTTTAGTGAAACTATCGACATCATAAGCAATAAGTGGGATGAGTCCAGTAAACAGATTTTACTTGATCAACCAAATGTCATTAAGACGATTAATGAACATGTGAAGTCCGGTGTGTATGCAAAGATTGCACAAGCAGTGGAACATAAACGCATGATGGGTGCTCTCTTGGGAGTATCTGATTTGGAGGCTTATCAGACAGTAGGTAATGAAATCAATGACGCAGGTGGTTTTGATAGTATCAATACTACTAACAATGACGTTAATACTTCTACTAATACTAGTACTGAAACAAAGCCAGCAAAGAAATCTGTGGACCCGAAACTTAGAGACCGTAAAAAGGCTGCAAGTTCCACAAAAACGAATATCGGTGCAAAAGGCCAACAAGAATTTAATCCGCTATCAATGTCGGATGAAGATTTTGAAAAGGCTGGTATCGAGAAATTTTTATAATCAATTACAGAAAGGTAAAAGACAATGCCACAAATTTATGACGACCCGGCTGGAGGCAGTGCCTCCTCAATTGGTTCACAAACACGGACTGATTATTATCAAAAGAAAGCTCTTATTGAAGCATCTAAAGAGCAATTTTTTGGGCAGTTAGCTGATGTAACTGCTATGCCTAAAAATATGGGCAAGAAGATTAAACGATTTCATTATCTGCCTTTGCTAGATGATGCGAATATTAATGACCAAGGTTTGGATGCTGCTGGTTTGGCTGTTAATCAGCGTATTTCTATCGCTGTCACTACAGTAGACGGTAGTATTCCTATTGGCTCACCTTTTGTTGAGCATAATGTTGGTACTACTCGTTACATCGTTGGTGAAGGTGTAACAGCAGCAGCAGCAGAAGATGCAGCTATTAAGTTAGCTGTTGATTGGGCTTCTGAATTGGTAGTTGGTGGTGGTTTGGGTCTTGCCCTTACTCAAGCTGTTAGTTATGACGCTGACTTTGCAACAATGGTTACTACGGGTGGTGCTTCTGCATTTGACCTGGGATATCGTTTCTCCCAACCAGACGGTACTACGATCACTGTTGGTGCTGGTGCTCTTGAAGCACAGTCAGTACCAGAATCAGGTAACTTGTATGGCTCTTCCAAAGATATTGGTTTTATCTCTGGTAAAATCCCTGCATTGTCTGAAGTTGGTGGCCGTGTAAACCGTGTTGGTTTCAAACGCATTGAGCTTGAAGGTACTATTGAGAAGTTCGGCTTCTTCGATGAGTACACCCAGGAATCTCTGGACTTTGACTCTGATTCTGAGTTGTTGATGCATATCACTCGTGAATCTGTAATGGGTGCAAATGAAATCACTGAAGATGCCCTTCAGATTGATCTGTTGAATGGTGCTGGTGTAATTCGTTACTCTGGTAATGCTACTTCAACAGCAACAATTCATGGTGAGGCCGCAAATACATCTGTTGCTTCTTATGAAGATCTGATGCGTTTGTCGATTGATTTGGATAACAATCGTACTCCTAAGAAAACCAAGATCATTACTGGTTCTCGAATGGTTGATACCAAAACAGTTGATGCAGCTCGTTATATGTATATTGGTTCGGAGCTAATCCCTTCCATTAAGCGTATGCAAGATCTGTTCAGTAATCAGGCATTCATCCCAGTACAGCAGTATGGTGCTGCAGGTGGCTCTCTCGCAGTCGGTGAGATCGGTTCTGTTGATCAGTTCCGTATCATCGTTGTACCTGAGATGCTTCACTGGGCAGGTGCTGGTCTCGCTGTAACCACTAATACTGGCTACCGTGAAACTGGTGGTAATTATGATGTGTTCCCAATGTTGGTTGTTGGTGATGGTTCCTTTACTACTATCGGTTTTCAGACTGATGGTAAGACTGTGAAATTTAAAATCACTCACAAAAAACCTGGTCGTGAGACCGCTACCCATGCTGATCCATATGGGGAAATCGGGTTCTATAGCATCAAATGGTACTATGGCACTATGATTCTTCGTCCTGAACGTATCGCATTGATCAAATGTGTTGCTGAGTTCTAAGAGTTAGTAAATAGGTAAACGATGACCCCACCCGTCAGGGTGGGGGCATTTACTGTATACAGAAGCTGTGTACAGAGGCAATCACCCTCTTTTAAAAAGATAAAGGTAAATATTATGACTGAAGATACAAACAATACAGAAAACACAAATTCAGATCTTCCTGATGAGTTAACTTTGTTAAAACAACGGGCAGATCAATTAGGTATCCCTTACCATCATAAAAATGGTGTAGAAACTCTTAAAGAGTTAATTAATCAAAAATTAAATCCAGAATCTGTTAATAAAGAAACAGAAATTACTGCAGATGAACCACAAGTTGTAACGCAAACTTTAACTCAAGAAGCAGTTAATAATTTAAATAAACCGAAAATTGAAACGCAAGTACAAAAAAATACAGCAATGCGTAAAGAAGCGAGTCGTTTAGTTCGTATTCGTGTTACTTGTATGAATCCAAATAAGAAAGAACATGAAGGTGAGATTTTTACTTGTGGTAATTCTATTGTTGGTACATTTAAAAAGTATGTTCCTTTTAATAATGAAGCAGGTTGGCATGTACCACATATTATTTATCAAATGATGGTTGAACGCCAATGCCAAATTTTTTATACAGTTAAAGGTCCACGAGGTAATAAAATACGTAAAGGTAAATTGATTAGAGAATTTGCTATTGAAGTATTAGATGACCTTTCTCCAGTTGAAATAAAAGAGTTAGCTGAACAACAAGCTTTAGCTCATAATATTGACTAATTTTTTTACAATTATATAAATATATAAATAGGTAAATGCTATGACTGCTATCAATATTACGGATGTAACTGATGGAACTAAAGGAGGTACTGGTGTCTTTGATAAACTTATGACTTCAGTAGAAGCTCATTTAACTGATCAGTTTAATCAAAATCGTCTTAAAGGTAGTGATTATGCGCAAGTATATTTAGGCTCCATACAGAGTGCTATGGCGCAATCCATAGCCTTTGTACTTGGGGAACAACAGGCAGATAAACAAGCTGATGCTATTGCAGCATCTATTGTACGAGAAGATGCTCAAAGTGCTGAACAAGTAACTCTATTACAAGAACAACATCAATCAGAGGCTAAACAAAATGTTACTGATGGAATTTTGGATAAACAGCTTTTGGATATCGTTTCCTCCACCTCTGTTCGAGATGCTCAAA